TGAAACTGTCTGCTCATCTTCTGAAGCTTGATGGTATCTGGGTTCATGGGTTGACACGCTCCTTAAAGTGTGGTATCATGTGGATGTCCGCAACATAGCATATGGATGGATTTGTGTCAAGTGACGGATGGGCTGCTGTGCCCTATGGTAATCAGTACATGATTATCTATGGTGGAAGGCAGATTTCTGTGCATAAAACCTTAGAAAAAGCTAAAGAAGCTATCAAACAGAATAGATCCAAGATCAAACAAAAAGGTCAACGACGGGTCAGCAGAGCAGCCAAGATCAAAGGTCTTGAGGAGTTTATGTCCTGATGGATATTAATGCTCTGATGATTGAGGCAATTTTGCATCCAATTAAGCAGAAGACTGTGATGAAGATCTATAAGAATCTTCATTGCAAGGGAAATCTTAATTTGATTAAGGATGCAATTCCTGAGGTACTGATTTGGGCAACGTTTGAAAAGACGTTTACCACATGCCTTGGATATGCTTTGCAAGAAATTGCTGAGACTTGTGGAAATGATGTCAAAAACACTGACAAAAAACAACGTAAGATCCTCGGCATTGATCTTCGCATCAATGAAGAATGGGAAGGTCAACTGAAAGCAAACAAGAACACCCAAACAGGAACACACAAAGGTGACTCAATCCAAAAACTTCTCAATACAACCAAATCAAATGGAACTAAGCCCTTCTTTGCAGTTGCATTTGGTGATTCATTTGACTACGAAAGCGGTGGAATTCGCCAAATCGGTGGCGAAGCTTTTTGGTCGTGGATCGGTATAGATTACACACAACTTCGTGATATAATTGTCAGCGTATCAAGAGAGACAGCAGATGAAGTCAAACATGCTTATGGATATGTTTTACGGTGATGAAGATTATTCTAATCACAATGTAAAACAATTCGTTGTAACTCCAACCACTATACAAACTGTCAGAGACTTTATCGAAACCTGGCACTATTCACACAATGTCAATGGATTGCGTGTGTCTAATGCATTCTCTCTCATGGCAGACAATAATATTATTGGTGGTATGATTTATGGCTCTCTGGGCATGGCAAATGTCTGGAAGAAGTATGTTTCATCTGAGGATAAGATCGTAGAACTTCGTAGACTCTGCTGCATTGACAAGACCCCAAGGAATACTGAAAGTTATTTCATTGGTAAGACTCTGCGGTGGATGAAGAAGAACACTAACTACGAAACTGTAATCTCTTATGCAGACAGTTTCCATGGTCACTGTGGTACAATCTACAAAGCGTCTAACTTTGAATACCATGGCATGACTGCCAAGGGAAGACTGATTGAATACAACGGTAGAACATACCACGATAAATCAATCAGGACATATCATGAGAACAAATTTGGTGTGAAGAAATTAAAACCATTTGCACAGAACCTCAAGGATGCACTAGAGCGTGGTGATGCCAAGTATGTTGACACACCAGGCAAACACATCTACATTTACAGACTGAAACGTTAATCTTAAGGCAATTAGTTGCTTTTTTAATTTACCCTTAAATACCTGTATAATGGTATCGTACCAAACAAAGCTTATGGAAAACGAATGTCCAGATACCAAGTTCAACCGTGGACTTGATTTGTTTATTGAATCTGTTTTGAAACCTGACGTTGAACTGAGGCAATGTGCTCACAATCAAAAGTGTTATCATGAACTGATGTACATTCGTTCTTATGTTCTAGATTATCTTGGAACTTTACGGAGAGATGTATGAGTACATACTATTATGCATTATACACAGTCTTCGCTGTTCTTGTAGTTCTTGTTGCATTAGATCCAAACTTTGCAAGGCTGATTGATTTGTTTGCAAAAATCGTTAGTATTAATTGTACAAGAGCATATATGCTTATCTGGCTGCATCCTAAAAATCCTTATTTTAGATGGAAAGTCTGGCGTAGATCAGTAAAGATGGAAAAAGAACTAAAACAAATGATCGAAGAGGGAAAACTATGACCAGTTATCAAATGTTACTTGATTCTATTTGTTCCGATCTTTTCAAAGTTTGGCAAGATGGTTGCAATCAAGAATCCTGGGATGAACCTAGTGCCAAACAAATGGCAAAGCAGATCATCAAAAACGTTGAATCATTTAAAGTGATGCAACAAGATGTCTAAAAGAAAAACCGCCTGGAGATGGTGGGCAAAAGCACTAGGAGAAAAGGCAAGTAAAGATGACAAAGAATCGGACAGCGTTGCTGGTATACGGACTGTTATATTTCTCACTTATCTTATCACTAACTGTTTCATTGTTGCAGGAGTAATTAGGCATTGGAATGATGAGCCACCAACAAACTACTACATCGTACCCATATCATGTCCTGGATCCAACAACTCCATGGTATGAGTGGTTATGCTACTGTGAGATCTGTCACCAATTAAATGTCCCAGGTCAACCAAAATGGCAAAGGTTTGCCGCATACAGAAATTATCTTAAATCGGTAGGTGTACTATGAAACAAGATCCTTATTGGTTTTTAAACAAGTGGGGAGTTCGAGATGATTCTATGGCATCAAGGATCGACAGACTTGAAGAGAAGATTGATCATCTTATCCAAGAGAACATCGGAACAACCAATGCTTTGTATGAACTTGAAAACAAACTTGACATGCTGAGTTCTTGTCAGTATAATATGCTCAGTTCAGAGAAAATCTACGATGTATGAAGAACTAAACTGCTTCGAGGAAGCACTCAAACACTTTGGAACCAGAGTCGATGTCATCATTGCTATGGAAATGTCTCGTAGGATTACGCCTGAAGAATCTTATCAAGATATTAAAGCAGAACTCAAAGAATTGAAAAAGTGTCGTAAACAATTTAAAGAAAACCAGACATGCTAAGACTACTGAAACAACTTAACTATCAAGAACCATTCATCTCTGAATATCAAAATGGCAAAATTGATGTCTATTTTGATGAGGAGTGGCAAGCTTATAAGCTGACTGTTGGTGGTAAGGAGTGGATGTCTTATGACATTAAGGGTCATACACAGGCATTTGAATTCTATTCACATTACAATCTAGCCAAAGGTCATTGTATTTGCACTGGCATGGGATTTGGTGTCAGAGAATCTTGGTTGCTGAGAAATCCAGATGTGACCAAGGTAACTGTGATTGAGAAGAATCCTGAAGTCATAGAATACCATGAATACAACAAGTCTCCCTTCTTGAAGCATGTTGAAGTCATCAATGATGATGCTTCAACGTATAAAGGTTCTTGTGATACGCTTCTTTTGGATCACTATGAATCGAGCGATCCTCATGAAGTTCTGGCAGATGCAAGTAGAATTGTTCAAAATATTGAACATGATACTTTGTGGATCTGGCCCTTGGAGGCAATTGTTACATCTGCAAGGCGTCGTAGATTGGATCGTTCTAACGTAAAGGTCTTTAATGATGAGACCTTTATTTCAAGGATGGAAGTCTATGAGAACTTAAAGCAGATTTATGAACTTGATACATTACCAGAACTATCGGAGGGAGACCTTGATTTGTTCTGCTTCATGTATCATTCTAAGTTGTACAGTGACTACAAACGTTTATTCTTGATCAATCATCCAATTCTTTATAGGATTTAACATGAGCACCGATCCCCTGAGTTCTGATTTTTCTTACAGGAAGTACTCTCTTCAACAACTTGATAACTGGGTGAATGATGCCCTGAATTGTGAGGATCTTACTCCAAAAGACATTTATGACACCATTGTAAAATGTGTGGAAGAAAGTGTAGATCATCATAGAAAGTATCTTGATAAGTCTACCAGTGTTCTTTCTCTTTTGAGAGGTCATCGTGAGTTTGAGATTGATACTACTCTAGATGATGTTGTGGGAGAAAGAGATTATTATGATGGTTGGGATTCTGACCACGATCCAATGAAAAAGCAAGTGGATTTGCATAAGGATCAGTATGAAGAAATACTGAAGTTCTATCGTCCTAAGACCCATCAGGAAATGCTTAATGATGGGTGGGAGATGACTGACGATGGGTTTTGGTATAAAGATTAAGAAACGTAACACCAAATCTAAAGGAATATAGTTGGTTTCACATGCTATGATAGATAGTGATGTATTATTAGCATATCCTAACATCGAGGTGCAAATGCCCATCACAGACGAAGAATGGAATGAGATGAATGCTATCAGGCAGGCAATCAAGGATCATCCAGCATCTGTCCATCCTGATAAGATGGAGAGGTTCACAGAGCTTTTCGTTCGATCTCTTGGGACTGCTTCGGATGAACGGGTGCTTGACAAACCATTCTTCCCGTGATACCATTAGCTAGTCGCATTCAATTCCATGCATGATTCTTCACTAGACGAGTTCTGCCACCACGAAGCAGAACGGTATGCTATGCTTCTTGAGGAAGCCGCAGCTAAGGTTGAGGTGACCGTTGACTACTACATTGAGGAGTTCCTTCTTGACGATGACATCGACTGTAATGGTTAAGCCCAAATCTCGTCGGGCTAAAAACAAGTTTGCAAACATGCTGAAAGGTAATCCTGTCGTCATTGTTGACAGAGATACTCCAGTCATGATGCACCTGAAAGCTCAAACCAATGACTACTGGTTCTGGGTTGACAAGATTAACGACTCTCACTGGGAGATCGTTAAATAGTTTTTGTTCCCTTATCATTTTAAATTCAACCAAAAATGAAATTTCTCTACCTCGTCAACTACTGGGTTCCATTCCCCTCTTCAGAGTATGGCGGCGTTGTTTGTGTCATCGCAGAGCACGATGACGAGTGTTATGATCTTGTAGTTCGGTGGGATAATGAATACTATCCTGAGTATTATCCACTGGCTATGGAAAGCATTCAAAAAGCACCCAAATTCCCGCTCGCGGATGAGGAAGAGAGCCGTGTCGTTGATGCATTCACCACCTAAAAACAAAGAACCCATGGAAGATCTAACCAGCTACGTCACAGAATGCCTTGAGTGGGCACAAGGGAGAATGGTCGATCTTATGACTGAAGATAGGGTTGATGATGCTCTCGCATTGGGCGAAGAGTTCCTTGCCTGGGCAGATGAATCTGAAGACATGGTTTATTGTTCTCCAGACTTCTCTACTTTCTACGACAGTTAAATACACACACATTGGGTGGTAGTCACATTGACTCCCACCTTTTATAATATTTGGTTTAAATTTATGGATAGATTTATTTGGACAAAGGACAATTCATTAGATACTACATTCTGTAAGTATTTGATTGAAAAGTTTCAAAGGGACAATAGGAAAAGTGCTGGTGTTGTAGGTGCTGGCATTATTGATCCAAAGATTAAACAATCCACAGATTTGAATATTAGTGGAATTGATGATTGGGAGGAGGAAGACAGGAAACTAACCACCATATTGTACAAGGATTTGGATGAATATCTAAAATATCTTAAGAGTATGAATTGTGGGGAGTATATGAGACCTTTTCCAAGAAGAGAATCTCCACTTGATGATGGTCATCAGATTCAAGAAACCCTCCCTGGTGGATTCTTCGATTGGCACAACGATTTCAATTATGGTAGACGGAGATTGAATCGTTCTTTAACTTACATCTGGTATCTCAATGATATTGCTGAAGATGGTTACACTGAGTTCTACGATGGAACAAAGATCCAACCAGTAGCAGGTAGACTGCTATTCTTCCCAGCAACCTGGACACATGTTCATCGAGGTTATCCACCAAAATCAGAAGTCAAATATATTTGCACTGGTTGGCTGTCCACGGCACTCAAGAAGTGACAGTTTTTGAAGTGGCACATAGGTGGTTGTCAAGCTGATTGCAATCCCCTATATTGACTTCAGTTCAAACAAAGCCAATGGGCACTCGTTCTCGCATCGGTTACGAACTTCCTGACCACAGTGTAGTCTCTGTGTACTGCCACTGGGATGGTGCTCCTTACAACAACGGTAAGACCCTCGTAGAGCACTACCAGAGCCGCCAGGACGTGCAGGAACTCATTGATGGGGGTTCTATGTCTTCTCTTCGTACAACCCACCTGTGGGTCACCGCAGCGGTGCGTGACGAAGATGGTAAGATTGTGGAGAAACCCAACGGTGAATGGGTGATGTCTCCTACCCGTGATCCTCAACCCCTCTACCACACCGAACGTGGTGAGGAATTGAATGTTGATCACACCAGTTTTGACAAATTTGTCTCTGGTGATTGGGGCGAAGAGTATTCTTACCTCTATGACCTGAACGGCAACTGGAAAGCTTACAAAATTAACTGGGGTGCCGTAGAAAGGGTTGACATCCCTGGCTATGTGACCCTATAATATCGACATGGGAACGGCAGCGCCCTAAAGACTCCATCCTCTGTTCTTCATTTACTGATTCTTTACCATGCGTACCTTCACTTTCTCTGGTTCCAGCGCCATCGTTGACAACGGTATCACTGTGACCGACAACCGTGCTAACATCACCTTCACTGGTGGTCGTGAGTATGTGTATGAAGTCACCGATGCCTCTGCATTCACCATGCAGCTTGAGGGTGAGATTGCTGATGAAAACGGTTCTGTGGGTCGTTTTGTCAACACTGCTCTCAAGAACGAGCTGCTGAAGCCCGTCACTGTTTGATTTGACTCTCTCTGGGGAGCATTTTGCTCCCCTTCCCAAATCTTTTCCGCATTGCCATGAACAGCAATCAACTTAAAGCGGAGATGAAGCGCATTCAAACCGTATTGAAGCGCAATCTTTCCGCAGCCGACCGTGAAATGCTTGAGGAAGACTATGAAGATCTTCGTCAAGAACTGATTGAAATTACCCAATACTGACAAATGACTCCCAGCATCTACACCGACAAAATGAACATCGAAGAAATGAACGAATTTCTGTACCGCGATGAAGTTCAAGATCTTCTTGAAACCGATGATTCTATGTGGGATCTGAACATGGACGACGAATCCCATGATTTTGATGCATATCTTGAGTCCAACTACGAATACTGATGTGACAGTTTGAAGACTGTCCACTGACCCTTGACCTCCCTGGTCAGGGGTCTTATATTATGTGGGTACTCAAGGGATCCTCCCATGGATTTCACCGACTTCAAGGTACACAAAATGAACACCACTCTGATTGCCGAACGAGTCCTAGACCACACCGAGATGCTTTGTGAAGCATTGCGTCAGAATTACATTGATTATTCTGTTCGTGGTCACTATGCTTCTCTCAAGACTGGTGAGAACACTGATTATCATGAGCGTTGCATTGCTGAACTGAAGCAAGGTGACGTTCCTGTTAAGTTCACCATCGAAAGTGGTCGCAAATACCACAAAATTGTCTTCACTGATGGTGGTGGACAGCGTTCTGTTCATGCTTTTGTAGACAAGAACACTGGGGAAGTGTACAAGTCTGCTTCCTGGAAGTCTCCTGCCAAAGGTGTTCGCTATGATCTGCGTCTTATTAAAGACCGTGAATGGCTCCTAGAACACGCCGATTGGTCTGGTGGCTACCTTTACGCCTAAAGACTTGACAAAGGGGCTTCTAGCCCCTTACAATGCCCTTATACGCAATCAAACAGATGGCACTTCCATTCACTGAGCACAATCCTGATGGTCGTGGTGACTTCTTCTCCAATGTTGTCCTGAAACCACCACACACCAACCTTGACAGCAATCCCTGGATCTACTATTCTTGGGACATGGAACGCTTCACCAACCTGATGCGTATCCAAGGCAAACAACTTCCTGATTTCATCAAATGAAGTCCTATCCCCTCGGCATCGACAACCCCATCGCAATCCGCCAGGTTTATGGCAGCACTCGCTGGGCACTGTACTGGAAGGATGACTGGCAGAAGCTGGTCACTGTCCCTAATCAGTTCACTGCCTACGATGTGCGTCGTGCAATCCTACAAGCAATGGGTTACAACTGATGTACACACTCAAGATTCTTGCTCCTGCATTACTCTCTCTGTGTGCTTCTAATTTTGTAGAAGGGCAGGGGGAGTATTGTAATCTTGACCAACCACAACCAAATGTGGTAAAATACTATCAACCTGGCAAATCTTGCTACGTTAACGGAACATTCTATCGCAATTGTGAGGAGGCTAATGGCACTTTCTGAATCTGTTGAAGCTAGTCTGCGGGAAGCAGAAGCATCTTTGCGTAATGCATTGGCTTATGCTGCTCGTCAAGAGAAACCATTTGTAGCAAAGCACATCGCTGACATGGTGATGCAAATTGACAATCTTATCAGCACTGATGCATTGATTGATAAGATCGAGAACCGCAAGGATGGTGATAGTGGATTCTTCGGTACATTCTTTGGTGGTGAATCATGACTGA